AATTTTATCTATCTGAGTTTGGTCAGCTTCATATGTAATTAAAGTTGATCCATTAGTTGCTTCAAAAGTTGCTAATCTTCTTCCTTTGTATGGAAATCTTCTTACCTCTGCCATCAGAAACCCTCCTCAATTCTAAGAGGACTAATCATCTCAATTTTTTGTAGAGTATGAGACATTATAGATGTTTTTTATTTATTTAGTTCTATATCTAATCAGTTTCATATAATTCAAGGATCTCAAATAATCTATTTCATTTCGTCTTATAATATGAAGTTGCCCAAGAACTTCTTGCCAAGTATAATTTCTCATGGTTCCCCAGTGAAAATTTAATCCAATAAATCCCCACTTTTTAATTTCAGAAACTGCAACAAGAGGATGTTGATCATAATAAACTTCTTCAGTCGGCATTCCTGGGTATTGTTTGCTTTTATCTTTTACTGTTTTTGCTTTATAAACAAATGTATAATAATTGCCGGGTGTAGGTATAATTTCAACTTCTTTAAAGACTTCTAAAATATTAATCATGATTTCTTCGGGATCTGATACATTCGACAATTTTCTTTTAAGTAATTGAATTCTTGACTGCGATCCTGCTTTTTGATAATCTTTATCTTTTTGTATTATGTCTATTAATTGTTGTTTAGTTAATCTATCATAAACTCCGATTTTTCCAACACCAGATTCTGTTCTATAATATACTGAATATGTTCTGGCAATTTGAACTAATTCTGATTTTGTATATTGTGATAGTGATTTTTCGTATCCAGTAAGTGCCATTACTTCACCTTATTGATAAATTTACCACCTTGTTTAAAAATATAATATTTTGAAAGTCCAGTTTTTTTAATAGCATCAACTAAAGATGGGTATATTATGTTGTTGTGCATTATTGGTTTGGATGCATAAGATTGATTTTTCATAAATTCACTGTGTTTTTTATGTTTTTCTAAATCATTTCTGTTTCTTTCTGTCATTTTTTTTAAGTTTTCTGTATAATATGATATGTCTCTTGGATTGTTTTTTAATTTTTCTTTCCAAGTATTTGATATTTTTTGTTTTACTTCTTCAGAAACTATTTTTCCTTTTAACTTTATCTTATTCTTGGCACTTATTTTTGCTCTAACTTCCGGTCTTTTTGTTGGACTATTATCTCCATACATTTTAGGTGGATTGTTACCACCATCGGCAATATTCATTAATATGCCAGTTCCATCACATTTTTTACCAAACACAGCAATCATATAGATTTCGTGTTTAAATGCATCTTCTTCCGTTAGATTTTGCTTTAGTTTTATTATTTTACTTTTATCTTTTGGTGGATTGCAATTCTTACCCCTATGATCATATAATCTACGACCTTTACCCTTTCCAATATAATATGGAGAACCATCTTCCCCCAGATAAGCATATGTATAATAACAATTCATTTACAATTCATACCTTTATCGATATTTATAATCCAAATAGTTCTTGTTCAGTAATGATACGAAACTCAAGCATTCTATCTGCACACCACTCTTTTGCTGCTTTCCACTTTGCCTCATTCACAGCATAAGTTTTCACTTCGTTAATGAATGTTCTAGTTCTTTTTTTGCTTGTCTGAACTGGAGGCATTGTTTGTCGTTTTGGTTTGATTTCTATCACATACTTTTTAATATCATCAGATTGCTCACGAACTTTGATGATAAAGTCTGGGAAGTATCTTCTAACTCTACTTGTAGTTGGGTCAAAGTATGGAATAAAGAACTCTTCAGAACCCCACTCTAAAATGTTTTCATTTAAATCACACCAACGACAAAATCTGCGTTCCCAACTACTACGACAAATGATATTGTTGGGGTCTCCCTTATATTTCTTCGGGTACTCAGGTTTATAACGACTCTTTATGCTTTCTGCCATTATACATAATATATCGGTAGAAATATTTATAGATGTCAGTTATAACTGATCTTATAGGACCTCGATCAGGTGCCCCAACACAACCACTAAATGTTCAACCACATCAACCACCAGGAACTCCTCAAGCTCCTGGTGGAAATCAATCTGGGGATCGGCAAGTAGAGAATGGTAATGGTCAATCTTCTAGGGGCAATTCCTCTGGAGCTCCAAAACCTAGACCAGTTAAAATGTTTGAGGTTAAGGAGAAACTACTTCGTCCTGCATTAACATCTAATTTTCAATGTTGGTTTAATCCACCTCCAGCAGTTAGAGAAAAAGCCGGACAATATTATGGTAATGGAGAATTAATTTCTTTATTATGTTCCGAAGCATCTTTACCAGGTTCTTCATTGGCTACGAATGAAATCAATGATGATCATACTGGTGTTACTGAAAGATTTGCATATAGAAAACAGTATGATGATAGAGCAGATTTTACATTTTATGTCGATCACGCAAGGCAGAATGGGAGTTATAATTTAATCTTATTTTTTGAAGAATGGATGAGACATGTGGTAAATGAGACAGCAACAGCTGAGGATCCTAATTATTATTATCGAGTAAACTTTCCGGATGACTATAGATCTGAAGCAATTTACATAAACAAGTTTGAAAGAGATTTTGTCGGTGGATATTTGGAATATAAGTTCTTAAAAGCATATCCGATTAGTGTTGCATCTATGCCAGTTTCTTATGATTCTTCGGAACTTTTGAAATGTACAGTTTCTTTTACATATACGAGATATGTTTTAAGAAGGCAAGAGAATATACTAACAAATTCCGAAATTGAAAAGTTTACCAGTAATGCGTTTGATTCTGCGACGAAGGCTATTGGTGATGTTGCTTCTCAACTTGGATCTGATATTGCTCAGGAATTTATTAATAAATCCAGTGGAGCAATAACTAATACTCCTCCCAGACGTTCTCAAACAGTATCTCAGCAGCAAATAAGAAATAGAAGAGTGGGTCTTTAAATCTTCTCTAAATAATCACACTGAAACTTCTATAGGACATTATGCCTTTACCTAAGATTTCTACACCAACTTATGAACTTGAGTTGCCATCTACAAGTCAAAAAATTAAATATAGACCATTTCTTGTAAGAGAAGAAAAGCTTTTAGTTATTGCATTAGAATCAGAAGATACAAAACAGATCACAACTGCAATCAAAACAGTTATTAAAAATTGTATTGAAACAAAGGGAGTCAAAGTAGAATTGCTTCCTACATTTGATATTGAATACCTCTTCCTCAATATTCGCGGTAAGTCGGTTGGAGAAGAAATTGAAGTCAATATTATTTGTCCAGATGATGAGGAGACAGCAGTTTCTGTAAAGATTGATGTTGATTTAATTCAAGTTCAAAAAAATTCAAAGCATAATAATAAAATTAAACTTGATGATTCTATTGTGATGGAAATGAAATATCCATCACTTGATCAATTTATCAAGAGTAATTTTGATTTTACTGAAAATAATACTATGGACCAATCTTTTGAATTAATTGCATCGTGTATTGATAAAATTTACACTGAAGAAGAAGTGTGGGCATCGGGTGATGTTACTAAAAAAGAACTTCTTGAATTCTTAGAGCAGATGAACTCTTCTCAGTTTAAAGAAATTGAGAAGTTCTTTGAAACGATGCCTAAATTATCTCATACTATTAAAGTTAAGAATCCAAATACTGAAGTTGAGAGTGAAGTGACATTGGAGGGACTCTCAAGTTTTTTCGCATAGGGATGTCCCATATGGATCTTGAGAACTACTTTAAACTCAATTTTGCGTTAATGCAGTATCATAAATATTCATTAACGGAGATTGAGAATATGATGCCTTGGGAGAGGGACATTTACGTTACTCTCCTCAAGAATCACTTAGAGGAAGAAGAACTCAAACAAAAGACGGGATAAAATGAACTCAGTATCAGAAAAAATTGATGAAAGAATTCTGAGGCTACTGGGTCTTGATGATGTTTTTGACCTTGACTATGATACCTATATGACCCTCCTTAAGGAGGCAATCGTAGTCGGTAGAGATAAAATACCACAAGAAGAACTTGCTTTACTGGCAAATGAAAGAAAAAGAATAAGAGGAAAAAAGGGTAGATTCAAACCAAAGAGAGAAAAGATAACTGCGGATAAAGTTGCCACAACCAAATTTTTAAAACCAACCAAAAAAACTTTAGCACTTCCCGCATCAATATCATCAACTAATATACAGCAAAATTTAGGTGGTGTTGGGAAACCTTTACAATCTATTGCAAAAACTCTTGGTGCAATATTAAAGTTCAATAAAAAAACTAATGAGGAAGAAAGGAAAGAAAAAGAATCTCAAAAGAGAACTAAAAGAGAAGAAGGTCTAGAAGGATTTAGGAAGGGAATTTCTGCAGTTTCTGGTGCTGCAAAGAAAATGCTTGCACCATTTCAGAGTATTATAGATCGTATTTGGAGATTTATATTCTTTACTTTATTAGGTAGAGCATTCACTCAACTAATGGATTGGTTGGGCGATCCAAAAAATAAGAGAAAGATAGAAGTTCTTGGAAGATTCTTAAAGGATTGGTGGCCTTCTTTAGCATTTGCTGCTGGGTTATTCTTAACTCCTTTTGGTGGATTTATTCGTAAAACTATAACATTATTGAGGGGATTTATTCCTCAGATGCTTAAAATTATTCCTCAACTAACCAGGTTTGCCATAGCAAACCCGGGAACAATACCAATTGTTGCGGCGACTATTGGTGGAGTGGCAAAGATAAAAGAATCCGAAAGGATGAAGCCACTGACTCAAGAATCTCAAAAAGAAATAGATAAAACTTTGAAAAGTAAAGATGCTCCTTGGTATCAAAAACTTGGAGCATCTTTTGCGGGACAAAGTTTAAATGCTCCAGGTGGACCAGTGAATCCGATCGGATTGCAATCTCCTGGAGCAGGATTTGCTTCTGGAGGATTGGTTCCAAGATTTACTATGGGTGGAATGAATCTTGGAACTGGATATGGTGGTATTGATAATAATACTGGCGAAAGAGTAAGTGGATTTGGACCTGATACTCAAGCAATTATTGCTCAACCTGGTGAGATTGTCATGAACAAAAAGACAGTTGATGCCATGGGTCCTGGATACTTCTTAGGACTTAATAGACAATACGGTGGACCTGGTGCAAATAAACCAAAGATGGGTAAGTTGTATAATACTGGAGGTATGGTTGGTAATAATAGAATGCCCTTAAAAGACTCTATAAAATATGCTCAAGAAAGATTATTATCCAAACAAGCAGAAAGAAATACTAATACTAGAAATAAGAGTATTAGGCCTTGGTGGGATAGATTAAATCCTTTTTCAAATAAAACTCCATTCAACCAATCAATGCCCAATTCTCCAATTCAAAACTATAGAATGCCGGGGTACACTTATAATAAATGGTTGGATTTAGATCAGTTTAGAAATGATCCTAATCCGGAGACGTACAGACCAAATCCAAATAATCCAAAAAGTAGATTTGCTCCTTATTATCAAAGACCTGGTGTAAATAAACCTTTATTACTTCAGGGTGGAGGATTTTTGGGAGAAAAACTTGGAGAAAGAGAAGGTAGAAAAAAATATGAACAATTATTGAGTCCTTTCAGAAGAATGGGAGGTGGATTGATCAAAGAAAATACTGGAATGAATATTCCTGGAGCAACTGCCGATAGACAACTTGCAGCACTTCATCCTGGAGAATATGTTCTTCCTGCAGGAACTGTATCAAAACTTGGAGTTCCTATGATTGATATGATGGTTGCAATGACTGATTATGATTCTACTGCAGCAAAATTGGGTAAGAAGCCAATTAATAGACCCAATATTACCCCATTATCAAGAACTGGAGTGGGTGGTATGATTACTCTTCCACCAATTACACAGTCGGCAGGAGGATCTATGGGTAATGGATCTCCAGGTGGTTCAAAAGTTCCTTCATTCTCTGCAGTATCTCCAAGTGGTGGTGGTGAAAGAGCTATGAATGCCAGTATCTACGGGATTGTTGGATAATGGCAGTTAATACTCAAAAACTATTGCC